TTCAAAGCATTATATAAGGTAACAAAAGTTTTTCCTGTACCTGCTGCACCATAAGAAATTATATTCTTACCTTCATTATAAGAATTAAATAAGATTTTTTGATTTTCTGTAATTGGTTCAATATTTACCAAATATTCAGAATTTACTGGTTTTTTTCTACGCATTTGCTTTGCTGTCAACCCAACTCCGATGGGTTGATCTCCGTTACTTCGTTTTCTTCCCATTAATCAATTTTTTGTTTTTGAGCACCTGGATATTTCTGTACTCTTTCTAAAACTTCATTCCAACCTGGTTTTCTTTTCACTAATTTTTGTTTCCATTCTCCAACTTCTCCAACACCTGGCATCGTAGATGGATCAGAGTAATCTCTTGACCAATCAGGATTGTCTTCCGTCCATTGATCCCAATCCATGACACTCATCACAACTTCTTTTTGTTCACCAGTTTTTGTATTCACAACAGGATATGTAGCCATAATAATTGATTAATGTATAGTTATTTAGACCCATTCAAGGGCTTCTGATACTGTA